GCTGTCATGGAAACAGTCCGGCCAGGTGTCTGGCAAGCAATGGCTGGCGACGCTCGACGACCGGGTGCGCGATTCGCACGCCGACGCGCATGGTCAGATCGTCGGCATTGACGAGGACTTTGAACTGATGGATGGATCGGGGCCGGCGCCAGGCCAGATCGGCGCGGCAAGCGAGGACATAAACTGTCGGTGCACCATGTTGGCCGTTTTGTCCGACTAAGGGTGTACACTATACAAAGGTGGGACAAATGCTACACAAGACTTATCGGTGTGAGTCAAAGACGGTGGACGCGGAACAGGGCATCTACGAACTGATGCCATCGACTGAGAGTATCGACCGTGATGGGGATGTCCTGGTAGCAGAGGGAGCCGACCTTGCCAACTACCGGCGCAACCCCGTCGTCATGTACGCGCACGACTACAGCGACCTGCCGGTGGCTAAGGCCATCGACATTCAGAGCGTGCCTGGCGTGGGGTTGCGTGCCAAGATTCAGTTCCCGCCGATTGGCGACAGTCCGAAGGCCGACGCAGTACACAAATTGTGGGCGGGCGGGTTCCTGAATGCGGCGTCGGTTGGCTTTGCGCCCAAGCAAGCCGAACCCAACGGCACCGGCCAACGATTCACCCAGTGGGAAATGCTGGAGTTTTCCATTGTGCCCATCCCGGCAAACGCAGACGCTTTACGGTTGGCGGTCAAGTCTCTTACCCCGATAGAGAAACGGGGCAGGGTATTGAGCGCCGGTAACGAGCGGCGATTGCGCGAGGCCATCACCATGCTCCAGGAGGTGCTCGACCAGCTGGGCGGCGCTCCTGAGCCAGACGCGCCGGCGGACGAAGAGCCGGTGACAGACAGCGAAAAAGACATCGAGGAAGTAGCGGTCGCGCTTGCGTCGCTGGTTCCCGTACTGAAGGAATATTTGAAATGAACGAAGTACTTGACAATATCAAAAGCGAGATCGCACAACTGCGTGAAGCGGTTGTCACTCGCAATGGCGACACCGCAACCATTGACCGCAAGGCGCTGGCCGACACGGTGAAAGAACTTGTCGACGCGCAGGTGAAAGAACAGTTGGCGATTGCGGAGAAAGCGCGCCCTGTTCGGCGCGGCGATCCCATCGGCCCCGACGGGTTCAGGTCCACGTCGAAAGGCACAGTCGAAGGCGGCAAATACGACGGCCAGAAGATCGACGACATGATTTTCGTCGACTGGCTGTTAAGCAAGGCCGCATCCGCCGCGCCAGACCGCAAGTATCGCCCGCCGTCGAAAGACCTGAAAGACATCGTGACGAAGGCGCTCTCCGCAACGGGCGCATCGGCGGGCGACGAGTACGTGCCGACGGGCATGTCGGCTACCCTGTGGAACGACTTCTTTCAGGCCGCCCGCGTGGTGTCGACCGTTGGCACAATCCCCATGCCGACCGATCCATACGATCTCCCGCTTGGATGGGGTGATCCAACCTGGTACAAGGGCACGCAGAACGCGGCCACGACTGCCAGCGACCCGGCGACTGCCAAGAGCACGCTCACTAGCACAGAAATCCTTTGCGAGGTCGATTGGAGCTACGACCTTGACGAAGATGGGCTGATTGCCGTCCTGCCGACGCTGCGCGCCATGATTGCACGCTCCGGCGCCGAGAGCATGGACAAGTTCCTGATGAACGCCGACTCGACCGACGCCGGTACGGGCAACATCAACCTTGACGACGCTGATCCGGCCGCGACTGCGTACTACCTGACCAACGGCCAGGACGGTATTCGTCATCAGTGCATCGTCGACTACGCGGCGGGTAGCGCGGACATCAGCACGACCTTGACCGATGCGCTCATGCGCGCCGGCATCGGGCGCCTGGGCAAGTATTCGACCGACACCGGCGGCCTGGTCATGTTCGTCGACCCTGAGACCTACGTGAATGGCATGTTGGCATTGACGAATGTGCTCACGATGGACAAGTTTGGGCCGCAGGCAACCATTCTTACGGGGCAACTAGCCAACTACGGCGGCATCCCCATCGTGGTTACTTCGGCTATTGCCGAGGCTGAGGACGATGGCAAGATCAGCACCTCCGCCGTCAATAACGACGAAGGGCAGATCGCCATCATCCACCGCGACATGTGGCGCGTCGGCTTCCGGCGCCAATTGCTTTTTGAGCTGTACCGCGACATCCAAAAGCGGTCGCTCGTCATGGTTGCGTCCTACCGCATCGCCGTGGCCTGTCGTGGCACGCGCTCAAGTGCGACGCACACCGCCGGCATCCACGGCATTGTGAGGGCTTAAATGAGCGATTACTTTGACGCGGGGAAATGGGGCGCGATCGTGCCTATCTTTTTCCAGACTACAGATGCGGCTACATCCACCAGTGCTGTCAATATGGCGGCATTGGGCGGGGCGACAAAGATCACGATGCCGACGACCGGCAGTGTCATTGGCATCACCGTGTCGGCCACGACCAGCCTCACCGCTGGCACGGCCACATTCAGGGCGCACAAGGCGGGCACGTCGTACGCCGACAGTGGATACCCGGCGCCGGTGATGAACACCACGTCCTGCTTTGCATCCGCGACGGTTGCGCCGCGCAACTTGGCGTTTACCGCCGGGGATACGGTTGGCGTGAGCTATGTGTCGACGACCACGATGGAGCCGTTAACCAACGACTTCAGCGCGGTGTTATGGGTTCAGTTAGACCCGAATTAACATGGAAACCTGGGGAAAGATCGCACTTGGAACGCGCCTCGACAAGCAGGTCGAGAGCCAGTTCGTCGTATCGTGGTCACAGTTGATCGCGTCGGGGTTGCGCCCTGGCGATGGGTTCCTGATTTCCGCAGACAAGCCGGCGCACAGAAGCGCGAATGATCTCGTGCGCCGGTTCTTAGCTACTGATTGCGACTCGCTGCTATTCCTGGACAGCGACGCAGACGTAAACGCAACGTTGGTTGAGGAAATGCGTGAACTGCCCGAAGGCCAGAACTATGACGGCCTGATGGCGTTCGTGGTGCGGCGCGGATGGCCGCCGGCGGCTGTGTGGTTTCAGGACGCGCCGCCAGGGACCGAGGATGTCGCGTCGGGCGCGCTCATCAGTTGCCTTGTCACGTCTGACAACGTGACAGAAGAAGTCGCCGCAATGGGCTTGCACGCCACGCTGATTCGTCGGCGCGTGTTCGAGAAGATGCTGGCCGATGGCAACCGAGAGAACTTCGGGTGGTTCTACTACCCCCGACACTCGGACTCATCCGAGGACATCGGGTTCTGTCGTGATGCGCGGGCACTCGGCTTTCACTTCGCGGCGACGACATGCGTCAAGACCGGCCACATTTCCAAGCTCACAACCGGATGGGAAACCTACCAGGAATACATCAAGGTCAACGGGCTGGAAGTAAAAGCCAAGCGATGGCTTGAACAGAGGTTTGGGGCCAATGGCGAAATTGCTGTGTTTCAAAACGTTCAATGAGCAGGGGATGTTTATCACGCCAGGAGAGTGGGCATTTGGCGATCCGCTGGCTGACTATCTGTTAAGCAGTTTCCCTGCTTATTTCACGGTTGCTACGCCGGCCCCCACGGTGGACAACAATCCTCCTGCCCCAACGGAGGAGCCGGTCGAGACTCCTCCGCCTGGGGTTACATCCGTAGATGCGCCGCCGGTAGACAAGATGGTGCGCAAGCCGAGGCGAAAGAAATGACTATCGCCAACGGGTACGCCACATCCACAGAGTGCAAGGCGCGATTGGGGATCACCGACGCGACGGATGACACGATCATCGAGAGCGTGATCGAGGCCGTGTCGCGCTGGATCGACCATTACTGTCGGCGGACGTTCTACGCCAGTGCATCGACCGAGGCGCGCTACTACACGCCCATCGATTCGATGAGCGTGCGCACGGACGACATCGTGAGCATCACCAGCATCGCCACAGATGACACGGCGACGCGGGCGTGGGGCACGACCTGGGCAACGACCGACTACGAAACTGCCCCCGTCAACTACACGCCTATCACGGCGCTGTACGTCACGCCCAACGGACGCTATCGGTTCACTCCGACGATAACGAAGTCGGTCAAGATCGTTGGCACATTTGGGTACGCTTCCACCGCGCCGGCGCCGGTCAAAGAGGCGTGCCTCATTCAGGCGTGCCGCGTGTTTAAGCGCAAAGACTCACCGTTCGGGATTGCGGGCGCGGGCGCCCTGGGGCAGACGATGATGATCGGCGACCTTGACCCGGACGTGAAGGCACTACTCGCGCCGCCAGTGCGAAGGTTGTTCAACTGATGGGCATTGAGTTCGAGCTAACGGGCATGGAACAGATCGGCGCGGCGGCCATCGGGCTGCGCGATACGCTCCAGTTTGGCATGCAAAAAGCCATGTTGGTGACGAAAAACGCGGCCAGAATGAACGCGCCGGTTGACACGGGCCGCCTGCGGGCATCCATTACCAGCCTGGCAGCGTGGCGCGGCGAAATCCTGGAAGGCGTAGTTGGCACGAACGTAGAATACGCGCCCTACATGGAATATGGCAC